ACTTTCACCCTTTTTAACACATCTACCACACATTCCCCCATTTCTTGTTAAAGTAGCTTGGCTAAACTTTTTTTCACAAATCTTACAAGACGCTTCCATTTATATTAAAAATCTACATTTTTAAAATTGATTTATAAATTATATTGAACATATATTCAAATGTTACACAGAATTCCAAATCACGAAAACTATTTTTTTCAAGATGATAAGAAGACTATTGTAAATAAACATAATCATGTTATAAAACCTCAAAAAACTGGTAATTATCTAAGAGTTAAATTAACTGATGGGAAAAAACAATTTCTTCATAGACTAATAGCTATTACTTTTTTAGGGTATCCTCCTAATAAAGATTACGTCGTAGATCATATTGATCGTAATCCTGAAAATAATAATATTGAAAATCTAAGATGGGTTACTAAGTCTGAAAATAGTAAAAATAGACGTATTGTATATACAGGTAAAAAAATTAAACAAAATAATAATCAAAAATTATATGAAATTAAATATAATGAAAAATATACACATATATATAAAGGTTACAGAATAACAGAAAAAGGGGATATATATAGTTTAAAAAGCGAAAATTATTTAAAAATAAGAGTAAACCCCAGTGGATATCCTACTGTTAGTATGTCTAGTGGTCCACGTGATAAACATGAAAGTATGAACTTTTTAGTTCATAGATTGGTAGCAAGTACTTTTATAAGTAATCCTAATAATTTAGCACAAGTTAATCATAAAGACGGCAATAAGCTTAATTATGATATTTCTAATTTAGAGTGGTGTTCTCCTTCAGAAAATTCTCAACATGCACATGATCTAGGTTTAAACTCAACTTCTAAAGGCATATGTCAGTTTGATTTAAATGGAAATTTTATTAAAAAATTTAAAAAAATTATAGATGCTGATACTAATGAAAATACTGTAAAGAATATTTCTCATATTTCTCTTGTTTGTAACGGTAAACGTCGTACATGTAATAATTTTTTTTGGAGTTACATAGACGATTGTTTAACTATAGATGGAGAATATAAATTACTTCCAAGTAAACTTAGAGATAAAATTAAAACTACTATATTGATATGTAAATTAAATGAAGGCAAAATTGTAAAGATATACGAATCTGTAAATGAGCTTATTAAAGAAGAAGAAATAACAAAGTATCGGTATAGTAAAGAAATTAAAAGTAAAAAAATATATTGTTATCTTAATGAAAGAAAAAATGACTACGATAGATATATCTATATGTGTAGTTTAAAAAATAATTTAAAAGATATATTTCACTATTTATCTTTAGAAAAATATAATAACATGATTTTTCAAGATAAATTAGAAAAATATAATTCCAAACTGAATAATAATCTAAATATATCAATATTAAAGAGTCTAAATATAGACAGTCTTACAATTCTAGAAATATCTAATCTAAATAAGTTTACTGATAAATTAGTTGAATATTTTAACTAAGAAAATATATTTTAGAAAAATATATTTTACTTATACTGTAACAGGGTCTACATAATCTGGATTATAACGACTGTAGTGAAAGTCCCAATAACTATCACACCCAAACTTAAAATCTTTGGGAACAGGCTTAGCCTTGTACCAGAACACGCAATCTCGCCAGTCATTTGTCTTTGTTGCATTATGGATATACAATGCTGTATAGTCGTTTGTAATCTGATCTAATATATCGCAGAAAAGCTTGAAATCTGGTATAATAGCCGCGTAATTTTCATACATAACACGCCTATTTCTTAGATTAGGCTCTCTGAGAATAAAAACACCATCTACGTTAGTACGGATAACAGGCCGTACGTCCATACCGTATTGCAAAGAAAGAATATACCACATCTTCCAGTGTCTTCCACGCTTGTAAAGACCATTTTGCAAAGGCTTTCGGAAAAGAGCTGGATCATCTGTACAATCATCAAGAATCATTATAGCCCAAGGATTTTCAAGATGTTCTTTAGCTATCTTCTGCCTTCGGATAAAATTTTCTATCTGTGGCTCATCGTAATTATTAAACACAAACGTACTTGGCATAACAGACCGATAGAAATGATTTGAATCTTCCGTTCCCGACATCGCCATAGCTACAGGGAAAATATGCTTTTTAGCATACAGAAGAGAAGCTATCAACGTCGTTTTTCCGGTATTCCGAGCCACATCAAAGCTTCCAAGAAGAAATCTATGATCTCCATCTATCGTAAAGCCATAATAATCCCCAAATCCTTGAGGAATTACGTCAAAATCACTCACCTGATAATCTAGAAACGTTAAACCAGGTCTTTTATGAATTCGACAAGGAATATTACCTATATCTCCTCCAATATAAATAACACTATCCTTTCTATCCACGCAAAATCCTAACGAACGAGCTACATACACAATATCATCCGAAAAAACTTTTTCCCCTATTGACAATATATATGTACTGTTCTTTTCGTTATATGTCCCAGAAATATCTATTATACCCGCTAAAATATCCAAACGTACTTCTTTGCTATTCATCTTATACTCATCTGGAATACGCTTATTAGATAACAACCTATTCTCATGTATATAACGAATTAACTCATTCTCCGATGACGGAGGCTCTAAACTTGTATAAGTAAAATCAATAAGAAATCCCAACATGTAAGAGTCTACCGGCACAGACTTTACAGGAAAATCTACTTCAGCTTTAAATATATTCCACGACTTTCTTTCATTATAAGATTTCTTTAAAAAGTTCTCTACCGTAATCTCTACTATATCAATCGACGTCTTAGATTTAAGAACTAATTTATGCTGCTCATTTACAGTATACCCATCACCTCCCTTACTAGGAAGTATCTTATACATACGGTCATTATTTCTACACAACTCTAAAACCTTTCTAGGACGAGAATCTGGACCCATAACAGAATCTCCTACACACACATCTTCCACTTTCTTAATAGAACCATCATGCATCAACACAGGAGTTCCAATACTAAAACAACCAGGCTTGCCACATATCACTGTTTTTGTACCACCTTGTTCAGGGTCTTTATAGGTTGCAGTAGAAGGTGCAATCATATCGATATCTAATTCTTTGATTCGGATAACATCAGGGTTATTATCTTTAGTTTCCTTATTCATTTCTCTCTATTTACGTCTGTTTTAAATAAGGAAAAAATTTTTTCAAATATAACTATAAATGACTCCCATTTTAATAAATTTCAATGAAATAATTTCACCCGAACATAAGATATATTCATCTCTCTCTACCCCTCCAAAATCTTATAAAGACTTTAACCCCGGCTTGTTAGTATTCAACAAACCTGATATTGTAAAAACACTTTCCTCTTTATCTCCCGGAAACAAAAGAATAGACTACATTAACACCCCTCACTTTATAGAAAATATTTCTTCCCATTTCTATATCCTCTTTAACGAGAATAAAAAAATATGCCTACTCTCCCCAGAATGCACTTCCCATTTACAACCTATTTTATCTCTCTTATTCACAAGTTTACCTCCCGAAACCATTTTATGGGTAGGACTCGATATTTCAAACGATAATTTTATACACACTGTTAAAAGCTTTGTTTCTCATGGATTTAATAGCCCCTTTGTTACAACTATTTCTCCCCTTTACAAAGATATTTCTCCAAGTGTTAGTTTAACAAGGCAAAATATCACTTCAGATCCTCACAGTTCCGATGCAACTCTAAACAAAGTTCTTCACTCTATCGAACAGTTTAAATCAGATGAAAGTTCTTGTTACATCTTCGCCACATTTTCTGAAAACGCCGTAAACTTCTTAAAACAAGCTTCCAAACTTGGAGTTGTAGTAGGTAAAGATGGCAAGAAATCTCAACGGGAATTAACAGGAGAACTCTTCGTAAAAGACGTTAAACGGGAAGACGGTAAATTCGTCTACATTATAGACATCGATAAAAATACCATAAAAGCTGGAGAAGAAGAAAATGTAGATGTAGAAACTACCCGTTATAATTTCCATTCCCACCCTCATGAAGCCTACGTTCGCCACTCGGTAAAAAAAGCTTGGCCTTCCTCAACGGACTATTTAGGGTATCATAGACTCGGAGAAAATACCATTTTTCATTGCGTAGCAAGTTTAGAAGGTGTCTATATAATATCTTTTGGGCCTCATTGGGCTAATCGTTTAAAGAAAGTAAGTAGAAGGTTTATAGATAAACGATACGATGTAGATCTCGAGAAAAAATACACACCTAAACAATACATAGAAAAAGTAAACAAGATAAAATACAAAAAGTATCCTATATTCGAAGTGAAATTTTTCACATGGAACAAGGCAAATAATAGTGTTTTCAAGGTATTTTATCCACAGATTGGTTCAACTTGTTTACCCACTAAACAAAGTCTACATAAATATAAAAAAATATATAAAAAATAATTAACAACTGGAACACTTATTTTCCCAAATTTCAGGCACTGAAAATCCTTTTTCTTTCAGTAGATGCCATATTTCTACACAGGGAATAGCACGATTGCAAATTATACACGGGACAAATTCAGTCATTCTTCTAATCACATAACCTTTCTTTGTCAAAATCTCACACACCTCTATCTTAGGGTCACTTTTCTCTTCGAAATTTATATCCTTAACTAACAGTATCTTTTGAGGAGAAACATCCATTTTTTTACAAAGAGTTTTCCAGTTTCCAGAAAGGTGAGGATAGTCTCTAGAATATTCGTTTAAAATAGCTACTATCCAGTTTGGGTAATCTTTTTCAACAATCTCTTCGATTTCAGAGATACTTTGCGCTAGAGATAGCTTCGACATTTTAAGAATTATAATATAATTCTTAAACAATAATTTAATTAAAAAATAATACGTGCTGAAAAAACTGTAAAGAGGAAAAAAATGACCGCACACGCGTAGTAAAACTTCATCACATACTTATTTAGCTCTTCGATACGTACCTGAGCGTTATTTAAGTCTAGTTTAATGTACCGCGTCTTAACTTCTTCGGTGTCGATCTCTGTCTGAAGCTTGTAGATAGTTTTCTGTGCTTTTAGGTATGCCTTTTGTTGCTTGATTAGTTGTTCCATAAGCATCGCATCGATAGGATTTTCTCGCTTTGTTTTCTTAGGAAGAACTAGACGAACAGTTTCAGATTCCGATTCGCTATCACTATCGCTATCACCTGCGTTAATAAACTGATTTTTTTCCTCCGCATTCTCATTTAGAGAACGTTGGAAGTTTGCTAGTTGTTCAGACATTTTTAAACTTTCTTACAGTTTAAAAAAATTTTTCAATTTTCTAATTTTCTTCGATCATTCTTCATTATTATTTCTACTATAGATTTAGGTTTTGGAGATTTTTTATTTTTAAGAAAAACAACTTTTTCTTCAATATCAGAACCATTGGAAATATAGTTTACAAGACGCTTCAAATCTAAAAAATTTTTCCATGTTCTACGTCGATGAGAAATATCTTTTAGCCTATTTATTTCAGGTTCTTTAATCTTTCTTCTTATCTTTCTATCGGAGATTTTTTCCTTTTGTTTACCAGGATAATTAGCAGGATAATTATCGGTTTTTAACATTCCGAATTTCATTTCTCCTACAACATCTACTGCTTCTATATATCTATCATATAGACTTGATATATCCGGTGGAATTATTTCTCTGAGTTCAGCCCGATCTTCTCCTAGAGAATTTCTGTATATAATTCTATAATCTCCAAGAGCATCGTGTAAGAATCTCATGGTAGTTCCATTATTTCTTACTAAATCTCTATCTTGTAACCAACTACATTTTATTTCATCTCCTTCATCATCGTCCCAATACAAACCGTTAAAAAATCCATTATTATGTTCTCTTATTGTTTTGTAAATAATATCGTAAAGAGTAGTTCCTAATGCATCGTAATTTAGATTTACTATCCCTATATTTTCTAAAATTGTACGCCAGTCTCTTCTGGAATATAAAACATAATATAAAATTTTATAAAAATCTATACAATATCCATCGCGATGAAAAAGATTACATTGTGACGAGCTACAAGGTTTTTTACAAACATTTTTATCTAACATAGGATTATCTCCAAACTCACTACAATAACTCCTATCCCAATCAAAAATAAAAACTTTATCTGTATCTTCTTCTATCATAATATTATCATCGTGTAAATCATTATGAGAAACATCATTTCTATATAACATGAATACGCCTTCCATAATATTCTTGAAAATATCAATAATTCTATGTGTATCATAACATTCAAGAGCTTCTGAAAATGGTATCATATTTACAAAAGGTAGAATTATACACTGATAATTATTAGCATTTATTATTCTTTCTATATTTTCTTTCTCTCCATATTCTGTATAATCTTTATAAACATCCATATCTTTATACTCTTCTAGTATTTCATAATTAAAATCATCTTGAACTTTTTCATATATATACAATACTAGGTTAAGAAAATTTTTACCCTTTTCATTGTCGGTTATCCCAAGATAACTGACTAAATCGTTAAAACTAGCACAATTACCTTCTCCTATATACTTCAAAAAAGGAGAATTCTCATTATTTTCTATAAGAGGATTTATTTTACCAGAATATACACTCTTTTCATACTCTAAAGCTTTATAAATAGGCAAATCACTTTTTTCCCATAACTTTAACACAACTTGTGGAACAACACTTTTATTATGGATTATTAATGTAGGAGACGCACTACTTTTATTGAAAATTTTAAACGGTAAATTATCTATTTCATCTTGAGTTGGAAAAGAAACCATTTATTATATAAATTTTTTAATACTTAGTATTAAAAATAATATAATTATATTTACTTACTTTTTAGCAGGTACTCGACGAACTACTTTCCGGACCACAGCCTTAGCTGCCGGCTTAGCAGCTTCTTCCGTATCCGAATTATGAAGACTTCCACCTCCATCATCATCTCCTACATCACTATCA